CACACTCCTTATTATTTTATTTTAATTTATTTTTTAATATATTAAATTCATGAATTGATTCTTGTAACTTATCAGAATTTACAAAAGAATAAATCTTTCCATATTTTTTATCATCAAACTTCATATAATTAAATCCTAAAAATACTAATGCATCCGCTAAACTCTTTTGATTTATTGCAAAATATTTATTCATAATTAACCATCCTTTCTAAATTAGACATAATAAAAAGACCTAAATTTAAATATTAAAAATTAAAATGTACCCTATAGAGTAGACAGTTTAAAAAAGTCTACCTATAGGGTATTTTTGTGTATAATAAAATAAATAATATTAGAGGTGGAGACTATGAGTAAAAAGATTTTTACAAATAAAGAGATTGAAATACTTTCAAATAATAAACATGTAAAAAATGTGAGCGCAAAAGGTGTTACATATACTGAAGAATTTAGAAATATCTTTATTATAGAGCATGACAAAGGAAAAATTCCAAGAATAATATTTACTGAGTGTGGATTTGATATAAATATTATAGGCATGTATAGAATAAGTTCTGCTGCTAAGAGGTGGAAAAAAGCGTATAAAGAAAATGGTGTTATAGGGCTAAATGATACTAGAAAATTAAATAGTGGAAGACCAACTAAGAAAGAGTTGTCCATAGAGACTAAATACGAACGCCTTCAGGCTCAAATTAATTTATTGAAAGCAGAGAATGAACTGCTAAAAAAAATACAATTCCTAGAAAGGGGGCTGATAAAGAACAAATAAATTTATGCGCTAATCAAAAATTTATCATCATAAAATCAGTAATTGAAAAGTATAAACATAGCAATATGATTAGCAATTTATGTGATTTAGCAGGCGTTTCACGTTCGGGGTACTATAATTATTTTTCAACTAAATCTAAAGGATATAGAGAGTCTAGAGATATAGAAGATGAGTTGATTAGAGATAATATAATTAAGGCATATAAGTTTAAAAATCGTAAAAAGGGCGCTAGACAAATTAAAATGACTTTAGAAGGTCAGTTTGGAATTATATATAACTTGAAGCGTATTAGAAGAGTTATGAAAAAATATAGTATCATTTGTCCTATTAGAAAAGCAAATCCATATAGAAGAATGATGAAAGCAACAAGAGAACATACTGTTTTACCAAATCTACTAAAGAGAAATTTCAAACAAGGTATACCAGGTAAAATATTACTAACAGATATAACATATTTATTTTATGGTAAAGGTCAAAAAGCATACTTATCCACAATTAAAGATGCCAGCACAAATGAAATAGTAGCATATAATGTATCATCGAGTCTAAAACTAGATATAGTAACTGATACAATACAGAATCTAAAAGACAATAAATCAATAGAATTACATAAAGATGCATTTATCCACTCTGATCAAGGTGTACATTATACTAGCCCTAAATTTCAACAAGTAGTTAAAGATGCTAAATTAGGACAATCTATGTCTAGACGAGGTAATTGTTGGGATAATGCTCCACAAGAGTCATTCTTCGGGCATTTTAAAGATGAGGCATATATAAAGCAATGTGAAACTTTAGATGCGCTAAAAGAAGAAGTTAATCAATACATGATTTATTACAACGAATATAGATATCAATGGGATTTAGAAAAGATGACTCCTGTCCAATACAGAAATCATCTTCTCAATGTAGCCTAGGCTTTTTTAAATCGTCCTTGACAAAGGGTACATTTTAAATTTAGGTCTTTTTATTATAGTTATTTATATTAATTATTTATTGTATATTTGTAGTAGGATTAACAACTTGAGTCAAAGTATTGGTGATAGAACTTAGCTTGTCCTGTAATATTTTTTTATCTGCCTCAACTTGTGAAACTTGAGCATTTAAACTATCTACTTGGTTAGATAACTGTGCATTAGCTTGTTCAACATTAGTCTTATCTGAAGTTACTTGTGATATTTGTTGAATCAAAACATCTTTATCAGACTGTAATTGATTTATTTGATTAGTCAATATACTTGTATCCACAACTACTACAGACTTTTCTGGTAAAATGGTCTTTGATACTGCACTAGTAGGGTCAATTTTTAATGTAGCTAATTTGTCCTCAATAGTACTTTCTAAATATAAATCTACATCTCCAAGACTATCATTTAATACTTTAAGAGAATCATCAGAAAGTTGTTTTATAGTATTGTTTTTTACAATTTCTAATAATTTATTAATTTCATCAGGAGTTACTTTTCCATCTGCAATACTTTGCAAAATAACAGGCTTTAAAGTTACATCAACATTAGTAATATTCTTAATAACTAATTTATCTACTGCATCTAATGTGGAATCTACTATTTTTCTAACTTTCTCATCCTTTATTAACGATGTTTTTGTTTTTAAATAAGTAAATAATACACCAACTTCTTTTAATAAATAAGCTAAACCAAAAGCTATTGCACCTCCTATAATAACTTGTTCAATTAATAATAATTGATTTTGTAATTGTTCCATAATTATCATACTCCTTTTGCCTTTTACGTAGCATAACATATTATATTTTTTAAATTTATTTTTGAGGTATAGAAGTTTCCCATTCTCCATTTTTATTTACAGTATAACCATCATTGGTAGTACAATCTTGATATAAAGAACCATCTGTAGCAAAACAATAATATTTTCCACCAATGTTCTTCCATTTAACTATTTCAGGTGTTCTAGCTTGTACCATATTACCATTTTGGTCTAAATAATACCATTTATCATTTTCATCTTTCTTCCATTTATTTGTTAAAATATACCCATTGTTATCAAAATAATAATAATATGAAATAGAACTATCTGTACTATCAACTATTTGATTCCAACAATTTGAATAAAAATCAGTACCATCAGAAGAATAAAACCAACCATAATCATCATTATTCCAACCAACTGAATATTTGGTATTTTGCAAACTAGAACCAACTAATCCATTTACAATTGCATTTGCTATATTTTCAATATTGTTTCTATACAAATTACAATCATTTTCATTTGTACAGAAGCATATTTCTATTAACATCGACTTAGCTTGAGGACGATGTACCATCGCAAGGTTTGAGCCATCTTTAATTCCTCTATTACAAAAACCAATTGATGCAATATTATTTAATATTTGTCTTGCTTCATATATTTCTTTTCCACCATATGTAAATATTTCTACTCCATTTGCGGTTAAATTATCTGAGGCATTTGCATGAATACTTATACACCAATCACTTTTATTATCATCTGATTTATTATATCTTTGCCATAATGAGTTACCTACACTTATACAAGAGTTAGGTCTTGTCTCAATTACTGTGTTACCTAAATTTTTTAATTTAAATATTACTAAACTACCTACAGCATCAATTATTTCTTGTTCAGAGATATTACCGTCTGCCCCAATATCATAAGGGGAGCATTCATGTCCTAAATCTATTGATATTTTCATTTTATTACTTCCTTTCATTTTTTGATTTCATTAAAATAGACGACAACATTTGGAGTTATCGCCAAAATTAATACAGTTTAGTTTACATAATAAAATTATGTCTCCTAAAAGTCCTTATAAATTGATTCTTTTAATTTAAAGTTTACATAGTGAACCAGTTAGAGTATAAACTTAACAAAGTAGCATATGTTTGAGGACTAGTAATATGTGTACAACCACCATAACAATACATATAATCTGCACAAATAGTATTAGTTCCATTTTTAACTGCTTGCATTAAATCTATATTAGTTTGTGGAATGCTAGTCAAACTAGTACAATTATTAAACATAAAACTACAATTAGTAACACTATTAGGTATTATAGGTGCATTAGTTAAACCAGTACAACCATCAAACATAGTATCACAATTAGTAACACTATTAGGTATTATAGGTGCATTAGTTAAACCAGTACAATCAATAAACATAAAACTACAAACGGTTAAAGTGTTATCGATATTAGTGCATTCAATTAAACTTTTTTTAGTATTTGTATTCCCATTACCATTTGTTGTATTCACCCTTTGTCTAGTTTTTACAGTATAAATACCTTGACTTGCATATGTATGAGTTAAACTTGTATCTATCATACCATCTCCCCAATTTGTTTGTGTTCCCTCGTTTATATTTTGTAACGTCAAAGTATAATTGCTAGTAACTTTAGTTAAATTAAACACATATACATTGTAAGATTTATCTGTAAATCTATCAAATACTAGATTACTTCCATAATATATTTTATTTATTATATTATTCCCATAATGAACATCTTTAATTTCTACTCTCATATTCCTTCACCTACGCTTTTATTAAATACAAAGTAGTGGCAACAGGAGTCGTTATAGCAGAATATTCAGTTGCAGTTAATGCTACCACTGTTGCTTTTAAATTTAAAGCCGTTTGCATTGCTGTTGATATTGGTTTGTTTAAATCACTTGTATTATCTACATTTCCTAACCCAACATCTGATTTAGTATAGGTAGGTGCAGTATATACTTTGCTCTCTACTCCATCTATTTTTATATTTCCATTAGTAGTACTTGTTGTAACAGTACTTCCAGAACCAGTTGGGAGATTATTTAAAGTATTTTCTATCTTAGTAGCATTATCATCAATTTTTTTTATATCACTGCCTGTTAATTTTTCATTGTCTGTTTTATTTATTTTCTCTAATGTTGTCATAAAGTCCCTCCTTTAATTTATTTTTACACAACAAAAAAGAATAGCAAAAATACTATTCTTAATCACTTTATGTGTTTTAATTTTCTATTATTACAATGTACTTTTTAAATGACTGTGCAATAATCCTATTCCTCCATAATTAGTGTCTCCTCCATTTTTTATGCATTCTTTTTCGAATATTGTATCACTATCTTTTGAAGGTTTATCTAATTTATCTAAAGCATAATGTGTCATTTCATGAATAATATATTTTTCTTTTTGAATATCTATATTTCCTTGATTTATTTCTATAGATATTGGAGTATACTTGTCTTTATATGTTTTATAGTTATATAATCCATTTATTGTAACTCCATCTTTATCAGTTATATTATTATAATAAATGGGAATATCTAATGTTATATTATAAGTATCTTTTAGCCATTGTTTAGCATAATTTTCTAAATCTTGATTAGTATTTAAATTATCTGCATAAATAATATTACTATGTGCTCCTAATTCTATATTTAAATGGTCATTTTTTATTTCTGTATAAGCTAGACTACATTTACTTAAATCATCTATATTATTGCAAACCAAATTCTCATTTGACTCTAGGGGTTTAAATATATACTTATTTGCTTTAATATTATATAAAGACCAACTTCCATTAGAATATTTAATAATAGAGTCTCCATTTTCTTTAGTCTCGGTATTAATACCATAAAGTCTTTCATTATCAATCTTACCATTATTAACAATTCCATACTTATTACAAAAATCATTAATGGTTTCAACTTTATCACTTGCAAAACTTGGTGTTATATTAAACATCACTACGATTCCACTAATTGCAACTATTTTTATCAAGTTCTTTATTGACTTCATATTCATGTTATTCACTCCTTATATTTCAAATTATATCATATTATTTCCTGTATTTCTATAATTTAATTATATATTAAGGAGTGATGTATGTCAATAGTATTTCTATTAATTTATTAACTTCTTATAAAACTTTCATTTTATCCTATCACAAAATGTGTTTGGTTAATATGAGAATTTTACTCCCAAATCTCATATGTATATGTTCCAGATCCTACAGCCACTATATATATTGATGTACCAGAGGAGTATACAGAGTCTGTGCGTGTAGCATAACCATATCCAGTTATTATATTTTCTCCATTAATATAATAATTTTGGGTAGGATTGCTTGTACTTTGAGAGAATTTAAATATACCTACAGATGGAGTAAATATAAAATTTATCGCTATACAATTTTGATTATTATATCTGACTGTCGTTCCTGTACCAGTAGTATGTTTTCTTCCTAATGATATATTCCCAACTAAACTAGCTAAATTTCTTAATGTATCACCATTATTAGCTGAAACTCCTTTATTATTTAAATTACTAGCTAATATATTTTTATCATATTGTATTTCATTAATTATATCTCCAAATGTGTTACTACTTGAAACATTACCAACAACACCAGTAACACTAGTCTTTCCATTATTGGCATATGTAAAAGCCGAATCTGCTCTAGCTTGTGCAGTATTTGCTAAATTAGTTGCATTATTAGCTGTATTTTGTGCTGTATTAGTTTTATTCATAACTTCTGCTAGGCACGTCTCAGCATTAACTCCATTGTATAAATTAGCACTATCAACCACAGTTACTTTGCTTGCAGTTAAATCAATATTATTAATAGCTATTTTTAATTCAATTAAAGCTCCTTCAACATTACTGCTAGTAAAATAATTAGCACTATCAAGTATAATCATATCTCCAGCTTTTACAGTTTGCTCTACCCATACATTATTATCTGAATATCTTTTTAATACATTTTGTCCATTATTTATATCCCACCATATTACAAAATGGTCTAATGGTTCATCTGTTCCAATCCATATTTTATCAGCACATGCCCATTTAGTATTATCTGTTACTGCTATTCCTATAGTCCCATCTACTAAACAATAATATAATCTATGATTGTAAACGCACGCATCTCCAACGTTATATGTAGTCAGCAGGTCATAATTAGCTGTACCATCTGTGCCTTTCTTAATAGATACATTTAAAGATGGGTCGCCTTTGTCTCCTTTGATAGTATAACGAATCCAATAATCATCAGTTGAAACTTCGCTATTCGGTTCATAATTTAAATTATTATCAACTTTACTTGTAAAACCTTGTCCATTATGTAAAACTAAATTCCCTTCTGAATATATTATTGTATTAGTCCATTCTCCTTGATATGAATAATTAGATATTATTTTTTCAAATTCTGCTTTCTTTTGTTCTGTAAATACTACTATTCCATCTCTCATATACATTTGCATACCTAAAATACATGCACATAATTTATTCCATGTATCACTTGTTGGTAGATATTCTTGTAAATTAACTTCTAATCCAGTCATTTCTGTCTTTTCTGCATCTGTTGTATATTGTTTGTTTTTCAATACGTAGTATCTATCAACCATATCTGAATGGGCTTTATCCATATCTTGAAATACAATAAAACTATCTAATGTTAAATTATCATCAGTTGTGAATGTTGAATATCTTGGTACTATATCACTAGTCATATTAGTTGCCATTGTTGTTCCTCCTTAATTTTTGCATAATAAAATAGACTAAAGAAAAATAAATCTCTAGCCTATTTTTGAGTTACTGTTTAGCCATTGTTTTAAATTACTCAAATTCCAATTTGGATTACCATTTATAAATACTGTTTCTTCTTTATCAAATTCTTTAGAAGTATTGATTACATCAGATAATAAAGAAATAGTACTATCCGTTTTCGATAATATTGTAAACTTAACTAATTCATTTTTATATTTTATTGCGTATGCTTTTATTCTATCTCCTACTTGCAAATTTCCTATATTTTGTATTGTAAATAAATTTAATATTTTCAATGCTAATAAATGACAACCATCACTAGAATCTATATAACTGGAAACTTTAATGTTATTTGGTATTTTTATAACAAATCTTATTCCAAGTTGAGAATTTGGATAGCTTGTGCTTATTGTTCCATCTGTATTAAATATTTTTATTTTATTTACATCTAAATTATCTATAGTTCTTGTAAAATAAGGCTGAGTTGAAGTTAAATCAATTATCCCCTTATCATTGCCTAATATCATATCTCCAACAATTGCTTTTCCTAATATACTACTTGTATTTGCATTTAATAAATCATCAATTGTAGGAATATAAACTTTCATATTATCTCCATCTATATTATTATCAAGTAATATATTTTTAAAATCGTCTTCTAAAAATGTTAAAAATCCATTTTCACTTGCATAACTAGGCATTATATCATTATCATAGGATTTACTATACCAAGTGTTTCTACCATCTGTTACTCTTTTTACATCAAAATTCATTAATCCTAAATCAACATCATTTTGAATAAAGAAATATAATTGGTCTGTTGATAATATGTCTCCTAAAACAAATGAATGAAGTTCATATAATTTAATTCCATTTACTATTTTGGATAGCGAAAACATATTATTATAACGAGATAATTGTATATAATTATTATCATCCAATACAAATTTCACTAACATTACATCATTATTTTCTAAATCTCTTGCCCATATTTTAGCAGTCCAATCTCCGTCTAGACGAAAAGCTCCATCTTTGTCCCATATTACTACTGTGTTATGTAAGTCTGCCCACGTATCATCAATATAATTAATATCATCTCCACTAAAAATCCGTCCTCTAATTTGTCTAACATAACTTGTTATTTTTACACTACCTGTAGTCGAACTATTTTCAGTTTTTAGTACTGCTGGAAGTTTTGTTTGTAAGTATACACAATAAAAATCTTGAGTTACACTATTTTCCATTCCACTAGAAGTTCTTACTTTTAATTCCATTAGATAATTTGTTTTATTTTCTAAATTTGAAAATTGATATTCCAATAATTTATCTAATAAAACTTCACTGGATGCAATTAATGCACCATCTTTATATAAATTATATATATAACTGTATAATTCGTCTCCCTCATTTTGATTATATGTAGCCATTATTAATGGATTTGGACTTTGTATTTTACCATCAATAATTGTAGTTATATTTAAATTTGGTGGAGTTAAACATTTTACTAAAACAGTATCACTCCATGCAGAATATTGATTATTTGAATTATATGTCCGCATTTTTATTTGATACGTATGTCCATTAATTAATGTATTAAGTGGAATTGTATTATAAAAATCAAAACTTTCAACTTTTTTATTATATATCACAATAGATGAATTGGAATTATCTACAATATTTATTTCATTTGCATATACCAATTCACCACCAACTACATTAAAATTAACAATATTGTCAACTAATGCATTCATTGGTACTAATGAAAGTGAACTTGTAGGTGTAGTTATAATTGGTCGTGTCAAATTTGTAGATGTTCCTGTTGAATAGTCTACTATTTTATTAAAAGTCCATGTTCTAATTGAAATATTATCGCAAATATCTGTAACTCTGATAACAATTGTATGACTTCCTGATGTTATATTACTCCAATATGTACCTGATAAACCATATGTAAATTTAGTTTTACTTGGTTGATTTTCTAATGTTCTTGTAACAGACCCATCAAGTATTTCTTCAACTTTAAATAAATCATTTTCTGGGTCTGTTATAGTGTATTCTTGTACAATACTAGATGTAAAATTTCCTAAAAATCTATCATTATCTGATATTGCTGGTGGTAGGTCAAGCTTTTCTAACATTATTCTCCAATTAGAATTATCTGTTGTTAATATATTAGAAGAAGTATTAATAGCATTTCCACCTCTGATAATGATATTGTTACCATTAACATCTTTAGTTAAAGAAGGAGTATTCCACCAATGAAGCAAAGTGTTTGTATTAGAAGTAGAAATAGTCGTTACATTATAGTTCCCACTTAAATCATCTGCATTTGGTATTAATAATGTATTAAGATTTATTTGATTTAATACAAAATCATTCCATTCTTTATTTGTTATTAATCTGATTTTATATTGTGAATCACCAATATTTATCAAAGAATTTCCACTTACAAACCCTTGTATATTTAATTGATTATAACTAATTCCACTTAATAAATTTTTAGTGGATAATAGATAATGATGTGCTCCACTATCGATTACTAACCATTCAATATCAGTTCCACTAGATTTTAACTCTAAAACTGCATTATTTATATATGAAATTGGTACAGATGAAAATTGCGCTTGTATACCATTCTGATATAAACTACCCTGTACTACTTTTTGAACTGACAAAATATATTCACTCCCTTCTTAATAATTTAATTTATTTTTAACTTGTTGTGATTTCATAGGTTAGATTGTTTTTTTGTAATGTATCCATATCTTTGCCATTTCCTATCTCAGTAAATGTGCAGGTATATTTGTAGAGTCCCCATCCTGCGTCGTCACCAAACAAAGGATTCTTTTTAATATCACTTAAAACTCCTAATGTATAAAAGCTGTGAGTTCTGACCAACATAGGTTTACCAGTATGTATAAATTCTTCAAAACTTTCTCTATAGGCATTTTCAGCTTGCATATCAATTTTTCCACTATTAGATTCACAATTTGGACTAATTATATCAAATGCTAAACTACCCGACATATATTTAGAACCTCCACATAATATTGCTGGATATTGAGAAGATAATGTCTTCATAACAGTTTTATCCTCATTGAGACTAATATCCGATAAATTTAAATCGAATCTTAAAGGATAATTTACTAAATCTCCGCTACTATTTCTACCAGTTAAAAATAAGCTTTTATACATTGGTGTTATATTACTTGTAACCCCAACTCCTTCAAAATTTTGAACCACAGGAATTAATGTATAATCGTAGTTATATCCTGCACAGATATAAAAATCTTCTGTATCATAATTCTCTATATCATCACTAAAAGGATAATCTATCATAGTCTGCCAAGTTAAATCTCCAACTTTTCTTCTTTTAAATCTTATTTTTTGAATTTTTATACCATTATTTGTCAGATTCCCTGCTTCAAGTGAATTTAAGAAGTGACATAAAAACCCTGTATCCATAGTCCAAGGAGTTTGTTCTATAGAATTTTCACTATCTAATGTTTCATCTATTTTTATTTCATCTATCACACCATTTGAAGCAAATAAACTGGATACTTTACTATTTGTATGACAATTTTCTAAAAAAGGTTTTCCGTTAAATCCGAACCTTGTAATAAAACCCATTATTAATTCACCTTCTTTCTATCTTTAATTTGTTTTTAAAATTGATGTTTAATTTTGTTTTAATTTGTTTTTTATAACAAAAAAAGAACCTAATATTTTTTATACTAGATTCTTAATGTTTTTGTATTAAATTGTAATTATTAGTAATAAGTGATATAATTATTATGCCATCTCATATTCGAATATTCCTATGGGGATGGGAGGCGATTATATCATGAACTGTAATAAATCTAAAAAACTATTTGATAAAGATACTGTTTTAGCAATACTTGCAATTTCAACTGGGCTTCTTAATTTTGCTACAACAGTAATTTTAATATACATTAACATATCCCATTTTTAATATACTAAAGATAGATTGAGTTAATTAAAGGACTAGTATAATTATATCATTTTAAAAGCGTGACTGAAACTCATGTGGGATGGTAAGTGATATAATTAGAAAGTCTTTTTTAATTATAGATATAAAAATAAGATACCTACTGAAACTAAGTATCTTATTTACATGAACTGTATATTTAAATTTTATTTGTAAACTTCTTTTACTTCTTTATTTTAATCCCCTTGGATTAGATTGTCAACTATTATTTTTTCATAATAAAAGAGCCTAGCTTGTACTAAACTCTTTAATGATTACTAAAATTTGCAACTAATTTTATTTTTTTTAGTTCCATAATAAATTCATCTGGATATAATATCTTTATTTCTTCTTTATTTTTATTCTTTATAGGATTTTTATCATCTTTTAATGCATGGATATGAGCATCTTTACTAATTATATAGTTAGCATTTCCATCTATAGCACAAGAGAAAAACATATTATCATCTTTATCACTGCATTTACTAAAATTATGAGATGGTTTAATATTAGTTGTTCTTAATAAGGCTTTTGATAACATTTTAAATATTATCTCTATTTGACTCGCAGTGAATTCGTATTTTTTAAATGAACTATGTAAAATTCTATTAAGTTCTTCTTGCATTTCGTGGCTCATTATTAACTCAAATTCACCATTCTTTTCCTCTTTTAATATTAAACTACAATCTTTATTATTTTCAAAAAATGCTCCTATAAATATATTAGTATCTAAAATTACATTCATTTGTCTTCACGTACCTCTCTTAATATCTTCTTTGAAATTTCATGAACCTGTTGTGATGTATATCCTTTTCTTTGTATAGCCTTTTGACATATATTTCTAATTATATCCCATTCACATTCATTCGATTGTGTATCTTCAATATATTTATCCATAGAAATGACATTTTCCATACTAACACCCCCATCTTTATTTAATATACTTACGTTTTTTATATATCTCTTTATAACCATATAATACACCCCTTAACATAATATTACAAGAATTTTATTCCAATTAAACCAACTTAATAGTTATATTGTAAATTATTACCTTTTAATTTTACCACAATCTTATATATGTTAAAATATAAATATTAGTAAAGTTTTGACAATAATAAATCAATTTATAATTATCAATCTGTTTATATCTATATTTTAACATATTTCTACAAATTATACGATAATATTCTTATTATATTTTATAAAAATGATTGATTATATAATTTAAAGCTTTTAATAGGATTATATTAAATAGTTTTCAAGCTGATTTTTCTAATTCTTTAAGTTTATTTTCTATATCATATTTAATTCTTTCTTCTGAAGTTAGGTCTTGAACATATTTAAAAGTATATCCTTTGTATTGTGGCTTTTTACCACGACATACTGCTGATATATTAGCTTGCCATAATTTAGTTTCAAATAATTTTTCCGACTGTCTTTCTAATGAACGTCCTGATTTGAACAAATATATATATTTTTGATTTTTGAACATTATTATTGGATTTAAAGCTGAATTTAAACTACATCGTTTTCCATTTCTCATTATTTCTTCTTTTGCATTATAATTAATCCAATTCCATATCTCAGAACCTTGTTTTAGGTATTTTCTTATAGTTTGTCCTTCTAACTTCATTATTTCACCTATTTCGGTTGTTGTTAAATTAGGAGTATCTCTTTTTAATTTACATGCTATTTTTACTAAATTTGAGCAAGAAAATTCGGCACATTTTAGCCAATCAACTTTACTTAAATCGAACAATTCATTTAATCTACTATTTAACATTCCATTGTCGTTATCTCTAATCCACTCCAATGTGCTATATCTACAATCAATCACTATATAGTTTTCTTCTTTAATTCCATTAGATAAAGCTAATTCTTTCTTTAATCTATCATTTTCTTGCTCTTCTTTAATTGACTTTGTAAAAACTCCACTTGAATCTTCATAGTGTTGAATTCCATGCGTTTCTATTACATATAGTTCATTATTTAACTTAAAATAAAAATCATATTTATATTTATTACACCATATAAAAGTCGATTTGGATAGTTGTATTTGAAAATCCAAATCTAACTGTTCTAAAATTGAAAATACAAATTTTTCTGGATAAGGAATTTTGTCACAGCAAGAGCATCCAATAGAATGTCTATTATAAATTTTAGAAATCGTCATCTTTTTATCTTTAATCCTCCCACAATCAGGACATATGGGGAAAATCTTTTCATTACTACTATGAGTATACAATTTAGCTTCTTCATATCCACCTTGAAAATATGGTATCATCCAAGGTGCAGTTGAAGGAATATCATTTATTCCTTCAACTAAAGTCTTATTATTTTTGCAACAACATCCACAACCTGTTTTTTCTCCTAATAATGAACCTTCTCTCACCCAACCTTCAGTCCATCCACACTTATTACAAGTATATTTATACCATTTTACGTTTTGTCTTAAGTTACCATTATCATTATAAGTAGGTCTATATTCTTTATCTGTAATAGTTAAATTTCTTTTTATATCCCGAATATGAGCCCCTATTTCTAATTTAAAATTTGATATTCTTCTTCCTATTATTCCTTCGATATAACAATTTAATAAATCATGAGTGTATAATTTATTTTTTTTACTATTATACTGTAATAACAAATTTCTCGTATTTTTATTATATTCTATAATTTCAATATTGCCTTCGATATTATCATATATAAAAAATATAACATATTTAGGACTTTTTTGCCAATTTATTATTTTACTGTTATTATTTTTTAATTTAGGTAAACACTCTAAAAATATATGTCTGCATTTACCACTTTTAATCTTATTTTCATGTTCTAGCTTCCACTTCTCAATATACTCTAAATATTCTTTCTCATTTAATTGTTCCATAACTAATTCCTCCATTTTAATTATATTTCTCCTAATAATTAAATAAAGTAGAAAAAGTAACTTAGAAGTTGTTACTTATCAATATTAACAAATCGTCGACTATCTACTAATATCTATTCTCTACTCCTATATATTATAAAGTATTTCTACGATATAACCATTAATTAAACGCAATCAATAATAAATCTTTGATTCAATCCATCAACTTTAACTATTAAATTCATTGTATTATACGTCCATTCATCTATGTATTTACTACTAACAAAATAATTCTCAAATTTCCATTGGTCTGTTTTAGTTATCTCTGCAAATTTATTAAAGAAGTCTTTGACATTAACTATATCTAGTTTCATTTCATATTCATCATCTGTAGTAGGATCATAAAACTTATCCCACTCTTCACCACTTATAATTACTAAATCATTATCCCAATCTCTTTGTTCTTGTAAGAAATTTAAGAACCCTAAATATTCTATGGTTCTTTGTGGTAGGTTGCTTTCATAATCATTATTAATAATTGTTTCCATAATAACACTCTCCTCAAGTTTTATTTGATACATATTTCGTATCACTTGGTATATTTATACTATACATTGATACAATTTTCGTGTCAATACTTTTTTGAAACTTTTTTCGTATCATTTTTAAATTTTATGGTATAATATAATTGAGGTGATGATATGATACATTTAAAACTAAAAGAAATAATGGAACAACATAATATAGGTCAAAGAGAATTAAGCCGTCAAACTGGTATACGTCAAGGAACTATTAGTGATTATGTAAATAATACTTTTAAAATGATCAATAAAGAACATTTAGAAATTTTATGCGAATTCTTTGATTGTGAAATTAATGATTTAGTTGAACGAAAGAAAGTTAAAATTCATAGAATTAAACTTGAAGATTAGATTTTATTCTAATCTTACATAATAAAAAGACCTAGAAATAAATCTAAGTCTTAAATTAAACTATATATACTAATCTTAATTATTTAACCAGTTTCTCATAATAATCAACATTACTTTGACAACTTTTTACCTTCTTTTCACATTGTGCTACTTTTTGTGAATCTGCAACATATACATATTGCCATGTACCATCTGACTGTTTTGTTAATGTCTTGTTAGTTAATTGACCTTTAACATTACTTAGTTCTTGTTGTGCTGATGCTAAATCTGATCTCGCTTCATCTAATTGTTTTTGATAATATGCTTTTAAACTATCATCACTTTTTTGCTCACTCTTCTTTAACTCTTTATAATATTCATTCTCAGCTTTACTGGTATTATCAACTGTAACATCAACATTGTTAGTTGTATTAGCATTAATTACTCCAGTATTATTTAATGTCGTATTAGCTGTGGTTTTTGTACTGTTATCCGTATTGCTAGTTACATTAGTATTAGAACTATTATTGCTATTAGCGGTATTTGCTACATTTGTACTTATGTTAGTAGTATTATTTGAATTTATTGTTGTATTTTGAATCCAGACTCCATTATTATCTACTTTAAATCCATCTGGTGTAGTTGTATTTGATAACATATTTCCATTACTCGATAGATAATAGTATTTTCCATTAGAATCTTTTAACCAACCAGTTTGCATAACTCCATTCTTAAAGAAATACCAATTTGAATCATCTTTAAACCAACCATCTGAAACATCTGTATTTGACCATGTGTTATCTAAATTTTGTTTCCATTCTGCACTTGCTCCAACTAATGGTAAAATACTTATTGAACTTGATATCAAGCCTATAACTATTAATTTTCTTATAGATTTTTTCATATTGTCCACTCTCCTTAGTATCATTATATAAATACACCATATTGTTTTCTTAGAATATTATACCACAATTTGTATTTATTCGGTATGCTTATATAATAATACTAATAAAAGAAAATTACAACGTTTGTTTTATAATTTATTTATTAGTATTATGTTTTTATTAAATATTATCATATAACAATGAACAACTTACTGTAGATAAATCAGACGGTTTTAATCCAAAAGTAACACTATTTATTAAATATCTTTTATTATTTATAGAAATATTATCATCTGTATATGTCACTTTTATAACTCTATTAGGTATTAGTCTAAAGTCTTGTAGTATATTCAGCTCTAAAGTTTCAGCATAATTTGTATATTTATCTAACCAATAGTCTGCTTCACTTTTACAAGAATCATCAGTTAATTGCTTTTCATCAGAAATAACTTTTTTTCTTTTACCAATATTATTTATACTAAAAGGGTGATTATCATTTTCTTCAGTTGATTCTCCCTTATACTGTTTACCAACATTATTATTAGATGTATCACTTTCAGTACAACCTAAGACAACTATATCATTTCTCACATTAGTAAAATCTTTTTTTATACTATAACTAATAATATTAGGGCTATTATTATATTCTTGAATAGGATAATCTGTACTATATTTTTTAATTTTTTGATAAACTAATATACCATCTGCATTAAAAAATAATTCATACCCCTTATATAAATCCATTAATGATTTCAATAAATCCGTTACCTTGCCACCTACTTCACAAGTAATTTCAGATAATATTTGATATGTATTAGATTCAAATATAACTTTACTAATATCTAACCCCATTAAATCTGCATTAGTTGCAATTCCTTGAATAGTCTGTGATAAATTAGCACTAGTAGTATCACTTGCTTCTATTGTAACTTTATGATCGAGTTCCCCACTAAAATCTCCATTAAAATTTGACATTAAATCATTTAAATTTATAGATATTTTATTACTTCCATCAATTCCTCTAATAATATTAGGAGTGTTTATAATGCAGATTCCTAAAGTATATGAAGCAGATATAGAACTAACATTATCTTTAATTATTACAATCAATCGTATTAAATGTTTTAAATCTAATTTAAAATAATCTATTACTAAATCAGAAGATAAAATAAATTCAATACTACCTGATATTCTTGCAAAATTACTATTGTCACTATCATCTCCACTAGAACCACTTGCACTGCTTGTTGAATTATTATTAGTTAAAGTTATACTTCCTGTAGTTATTTCTCCTTGTAAAGTATCCACTACATTATAATTTATTGAATCTAATAATTCTATTCTACAAGACAATGTTCTATTTCTAGATAATCCACATATTTGTTGATTATTGGTTTCCATAATAAAATATCTCCTTTCTTATATTGTTTTTATAATTATTTCCATCTTTTTGGTTTTTTATCTATTATCCAAGATCTACTTATATCTCCGTTATACAACATTATTATAACTATATCATTTACAGATAAATTTAATCCATCTCTTGCTTCTATTGTATAATCTTCTTCATCTATAACTACAGTATATAAATTATTTCCTAAAACTGTTTTTATATATCCTTGTCTATGCATACTTTTTATTGCATTTCTATCTACTTCATTTTTTGAATGGATTTGCATTGCATTTATAAGAATATCCGCACCTTTATTTAAATTTAAATCCATTACTCTATTCACCTCACTATTTATAAAAAGAGTTAGGATGATTTTCCTAACTCAAGTTTGTTTTGTTTTGAACTATTATTAATAATTGATTTAATAATGTTTGTGCATCTTTTGTATTTACATCAAGTTGACTAATATTAACATTAGTAGTACTACTAGAAGATGAATTACTCTTATTATTTACCGTTGATGAATTACTTGTACTAGTTGATACTCCAACAGAAGCTGAATAGTTACTAAGCTTACTTAATAAACTTTCACTTATTCCGTTTCCAATTTGACTTGCATATTTTTCAAAAGCATCAGCAGAATATAAGGACAATTTACCAGTTTGATAATCTGTAGTAGATTGTTTATAACTAGCAGTCCCAGATACATTACTTGAAATATCCACACTTGAAGGTATTTGGTCATCTTCTTTATGCATTTTATTCCACATTTCAGCAAATTTTTCATAATCTGCTTCAGTTTGTATCAATGCTTCTAATATATTACTCACAGCACCACTAACAATTGTAGTAATATTATTAAATCTGAAGTCATATACTACTTGTAATAATTCTAAGAATTTGTTAGTAACTAATAAATATGATTCTGAGAACTTCTTTAAACTAGCCAACTCATCATCTTGTGCTTTACTTTGTCTTGTTAATTCAGTTTTACAATGGGTATCTTGCTCAATTTCAAGTTTCTTATCAGTATCTTGTAAATTCTTTAAGGACGTATTTAATCCTTCTGAATCTATATTAGTTATTGTTTTAACTTGTGACTTTCTAGTTGTGATATCTTCATTTGTTATTTCATTATTATTTTTTACAGATAATAAATCTTTATAACTTTGAGTTAAGTCATCAATAGAAGTATTAGCAACTTTTGCACTTGTGTCAATATTCTTTAGATTAGTATTTATCTCGTTTTCGTCTACTTTAGCTTCATCAGTCATTTTACTTTTATTTTTATTTATATAACCCGATACATCACCACTATTAATAGCCTCATCTGCTTCAGTGGTTGTAAAATTGGCTTTCAATGTAGTTAAATCTTCTAATTGCTTTTTAGTTGCAGTCAAAGTTGTAGTTATATGTTCAGCTATCGCATCCCAATTATTATTATATTCTGTTTCTAACTGTTTTAATGTCTCTTTTGATAAAGTATCAATATCAGCATAATGAGTTTCAAGACGTTGTTTATCTCTTTCTTGTGATTCTTTTAAATCATCTGAATATTTATCTAAATATGATTTTTTCTTATCGTATGCAGTATCTTCAGATGTTTTTTCTGCTTCAATAACACTTTTTTGGTCTTCTATTTCTTTTTTAGCATCATCTAAAGCATTTTTTCTATTTGTTTCATCTAAAGTAGCTTGAGCGGTATCAACTTCCTTTTGTTTGGAAGATACAGCTTCTTTATCAGAAACATACATGAAGTTCCAAGAGCCGTCTGCTTGCTTTTGATATACTTGATTAGTTTTTTGACTTTCTAAATTTGTTAATTCTTGTTGTTTTTCTAAAAGGTCAGTCTTCTCTTTTTCTAATTCAGTAGCTCTTTCTGTTGCAGTATTTTGTTCGTCTAAGGCTGTTGATTGCGCCTCTAAAGCTTTGGTTTCAGAATCTAAAGCATCTAACTTTTCTTGATGTAAAGTTTCTTGTTTAGTTTTAATAGCATCTAATCTATCAGTTTGTGCTTTTTGTTGTGCATCAAGTGTCTCAGTATCAATTTCCTTTTGTTTTTCTAAAGTTGCTTTAATTTCTTCTTGTGTAGTCTTTTCTAATTCTTTTTGAAGTTTACTCGCTTCAAGAGTTTGAGTACGTAATTCTTTAGAAGCTTTTAATGTAGCTGATTCTAGTTCTTTCTGTGCTTCTGCTGTAGTAACCGTTGTATCTTTTAATTTTTGTAATTGGTCACTTGCATTAGTTACTTCATCCTTTTGTTTAGCTATTTTTTGAGTAGCTAAATCTACACGTTGAGTAAAATTGGAATCATCTGCATCTCCAAGTAATTGAAGTGATGTATCTATTGCATTAATATCATCATCTATTTTATCTTTTGCTTGATTATATGCATCAGTAATATCAGTAAGCATTTGTTTTTCTGATTTAACTAATTCAGCTTCTGCTTCTTTTGCTAAAGTTTCTGCTGATTTACCTTTTTTGCCAGAATCTTCTCCAGTTCCACTAAAATCAGAAGCCCCACCTAAATCCCCGCCTGAGAAACCTTTCATGCTTGTACCAAATCCATCAAACTTAGTATCAACTTCTTTAACCGCACCGTTCAATTGATCAATTTTTGTTTTATATTTAGAAATAACATCATCATTCGATTTTTGTAAAAATTTATCAGCATCAGACTGTGGTAAATCAGTGTCTCCTTGCCATTCTAATCTTTGATTAGTATTGTCAAATACTGATTTCATCGCTTCTGTACCAGCTAAATTTGCATTAATCTTTTTTATTTCTTCATTTAGCTTTGCAAGAACTGCGACTTTTGCTTTTGCTATATCTGTAAAATTAGACAAATCTACTGCATAGCCATCTGCATTAACATCTACATACTGAGACAACCATTTATTAACAGACGTACCGAAACTATTCATTGTTCCTTGCTTTAGTTCGTTAAGAGTTTTATATTTTGAAAAATCTATAGTATATGCTTGTTCCCCATCTGCTACGAATGCATTTAATAGATTATTATATGCATTCTTATATTCATCGTTATTGGCAATTTTATTTTGATAAAATGTTTCATCATCTGACATCATAGTTAAATAGGCTTCATTTTGACTAACTTGTTGTTCTTTTATCTTACTATTTAATCCTTCTTGAAGACTAGTAACACTACCTAAACTAGTTGCTAATTCTGGATATACTTTTAAAACTTCACCAACTAAAGCTGGGGTTACAGCTTGAGATTTATTAAGTTTATCTAAAAACCCTTGTGCTTTAGCTATTTCTTCTGCTGATTTTGTATATGCGGTTGTTGCATCTTCAACTTCCTTTGCTTGGGCTTCTTTTACAGAATTATTAAACTCATCAACTTTTGCTGTTGCTTTTTCTGCATTATCTCCAACTTCAGGATAAATTTCAGCTATTTTACTAATAGTATCTGTACTAAGATTAGAACCACTACTTAATTCTTTATTTGCTTGTGCTAAAATTTTTGTTTGATTTGATGCTTCTTTAATTTGATTGGAATTTTGTTTTTGTTTTTCAGTATTATCTTGAACTGCCTTTCCATAACTTTTTACAACATCTTCAGATACTCCCATTTCATCAGCTATTTGTTGATACGATTTGCCAGCGTCTACTGCTTGCAATACTAGACTTCTATTTGAAGCTATTCTGGATTCTGCATCTGTTATCATTTTTGAATAACTTTCTATTCCTGTTTTTGCTTGCCACTTTTCAAAATTTGTTGTAGCACTTTCAAGTTGACTTTCAAATTCTGCTTTAGTTTTTTTTAACGTTTCTAAAGTATTCTGAATATTACTAAGATCTCCATTATTGTATCCTAACGTTAAATCTATTGCAGAATTATTTTTACCTAATTGTTTCATAGTATCTGCTAACATAGATTCTTTTTTTAGTCTAATTTGTTCTTCAATTTGTTTATTATTTGAGGATATAGCTTTTCCTTCTGAATCAAATCCTGTTACACTATTAGGTAATGCTGTTGCTAGTTGACGTTCAATATCTAATAACTTTTCTTTTAAATCTTTGTTTTCTTTAGTTCCTTCATTGGTTTGAGATATTTTATTTTCTAAATCTGTTTTTTGCTTCAATAAATTAGTAGCGTTGGTTATACTTTCTTTTTCACTTTTATAACTAGATATAACTTCTTCATTAGACTTTTTTAAATTTTCTTGTGCATTTACTAAATCCATTATTTTTGTTATTGCGAAAGATACTGCTAATGATAAACCCATACTTACTGCTGTTTCCATAGCAACTGTGGCAATTGTAGTAGCAACCATCGCTAATCTTGTTGCTACTAATTTAGCTTCCATTCCTGCTAATTGAGTAGACATTCCTTTAACTGAAACTCCACCACTTTGATATGCCATTTCAAATGTTTTTAATGTACTTATATTTTCTGCTTGTTTTATTGCCTGTGCTGATAAACTTTCTTTTAATCCATTTAAAGAATTTGTAAGTTTTGAATATCCAGGAATTACTCCACCAATTATATTAACATTTTCTCTAAATTTAGTATTAAATATTGTTAATGCACCAGTTATAGCCATTATTAATGTTGGGAATGTACCTAATTTACTAGCAACTGTGTTAATTCCATTTAATGAACCACTAGCTATATCTAAACCACCAGTTAACATTTTTCCATTTATCATTGTTGCTGATAATTGATTAAAAGTTGTTTTAAGAGTGTTTAATTTTCCTTGATAACTTTCTGCTTTAATTGAATTTGCATCTTCTAAAGCACCAGTTGATGCCAATGCTTTTCCATATAGATCTTGTTGAACTTTCATAGAATCCATCATGGCTATAAAACTTGATGTTTGTCTGACACCTGCTAGTTTATTTGCAACATATTGTTTATCACTGTCACTCATGGTTGAAAAAGCAACCGATGTATCTTTTAATATATCATCTAAATTTCTTAACCCCCCATTAGACTCTCTGATAGATATATTATATTTAGTTAATGCCTTTTCTGCTCCTGCCATATCTGCTTCTGAAATACCTAAATCTGCACCTAATTCTTTTTGTTGTAATACTCTAGCTGATACCATTTTAAATGAATCTGCAAATTCTGCGATTCTGTTACTTTCACCCTTCATTTAAAGGCTACTGACTATATAATTAATAATATTATATAGCGGAAAAGGTTCTTCTTAAAGTGTCTTTACACTTGACCTTTTCTCACACGTTTCTTTTTTAGATTATAGCGTGTAGTTCAGACTTTTACATACTTGTATAAGAAATACAAGCCTTATTCGTTAAGTCGTTGTTGGTGATTAATTTAATACATAATAAAATAAACTAAAGAGTGTTAAACTTTAGCTTATTTTTGATTCTTATTTTATTATAGCTTGATAGTTTTCTTTAAATAACCATATATAATTTCCATGTGTTTTTCTTTTATTATTACAACAATTAGATATTTTTGATATATTTAAATTTAATTCTTTACTTGCATCAGACATACTATTATATTCTTTAATAAAAATATTATCTTTTGATAGTTGAATTACTGGTTTATTTTTCCCACTATTTTTTACATTATAATTATAATTATTATCTTTATTATAATCTCTTTTATATATCCATATATAACCATTATGAGATTTTCTTTTATTTTGACAACAATTAGATATTTTAGATGTTATAGAACCTTCTGTTTCTTTGCAAGCGTCAGATATGGAATTATATTCTTTTATAAAATCCCCATTTAAACCTAGTTGAACTATAGGTTTTTTATTATACTCTCCTACCTTATTATCATATATAATTGATTCTTCTTTATTATAATCGTCTAAAAATTTACACATAAAAC